GCTGCTCTCGCTGTCGTCTCGTAGTGGCGGATGACGCTTTCGGCACTGGTTGGTGACGTGTAGGAGGGAGGCGGTTTCCATCCGGGGTCGCGCTCGTGAACTCGTGCTGTCAACGCGGCCGCCCTGGATTGGGCATTCTGCAGGGCTAACTGCTGGCCAGGCGCGAAGTACAGCGAGTTGCCTCGGCGTCAACCGGCGACGGGAATTGCACCACCATCGCCCGTCCAGCGGCCATGGTCGTCGCGGGGCTGGCTGGTGTTGAAGCCCGCTTTGGCGGCGAGGGCCTCGTCGTCGATCTCGCCGTAGCCGGCGGCGGCGCGTTTTTCGTTGGCGGTGAGGAAGGATGCGGCCTCGAGGCGGGCCCAGAGGGCTTCGCGCTCGGAAGAGAGGGCCTCGATGGCGTCGAGGTCGGGGCGCAGCTCGAGGCCCTCGCCGGGCGCGAGCCAGGCTGTGATGGCCTTGGCCGTGCGCGTGACGAGGGGGAGGATCGTCTGGCGCCAGAGCGCGCGGTTGGCCCCCTGGAAATTCGAGTAGGTGTTGTCGCCGGGGATGCCGAGCAGCATGGGCGGCACGCCGAAGGAATTGGCGATCTGGCGCGCGGCCTGGTTACGAATCTCTTCGGCCTGCAGATCGACAAGATTGGTGCTCATCGGCACCCATTTGAGCGCGGCGTCGGCAATCATCGCAGTGCCGGCCCGCGATTTGCCGAGCTTGAACTTATCGAGGATTGCTTGCAGTCCCGCGCGCTGATCCGGACTCAGCGAGGGCTTGGCCGCGCCCGTCGGCACCTGCGGGTCATAGCTCAAGATGCCGCTCATCAAGAGCCCGTTGTCGAACAGGTTGCGCGCCAGCGTTTGGGCGCTTTCGTAAAGCGCGAGCGGTCCCTCTGCGGCCTCAAGCGCGCCGGCGCCGTACCAATCATCGTCGGCCGCGAAATCCTTGATGTGCAGGATGCGACCGCCCGGCCCGATGCTGCGGCCGTCGCCGCCCCAATATTTTGCACGTGCGCCTGTGCCCGGATCGTAGGTGTATTCGCCCACCAGGCCCGTTTTGCTCGGCGTGATGCGCATGCGTTCGGGGCGAAGCGCGTATTGCTCGATGTAATCGGCGGTGAGGCCCGCCACGCCCTCAACCCAGCCATTGCCGGAAAGCTTCTCGAACGCGGCCAGGTCGCGGATGAAGCAAAACCGATCCTGCTGCGGGTTCGGCGTTTTCAGCATGGCGCTGATGCGCTGGGCGAGCTCGTGGTTTTCCTTGTCGCCCACCGTGCAGACTGGCTCGATCGATGCCACCGCCTCGGCGCAGAGCTTGGTGGCGCGGCGCACGATCGGGTTTTTGCGATAGGCGCTGAGCAGCTCGCGGTACTTGCGCGGCGGATATTGCTCGATGCCGGCGTAAACGGCGCTGTGGGCGCGCGCGGCGATGCTGTCTTTCAGCTCGGGCGCGGCCTGCCCTGGCGGGGTCGTGAGCCAAGCACCGGTTTTCTGGATGAGATCGCGCAACGCCATGGCCCGGAGGATGGCGCGGGCGCGGGTTCAAGCGGATTGGGGGCAATAAGGGGTTGCCTCAGCGCTGGCGCGGTATCAGCCTGCTGGAATCATCGCGAGATTTGGGAGGTTGGACTTGGCTCACTGGGTAAGCGTTTTCACCGCTGACGGACGCAGCGTGTTGCTCAATCTTGATGTCATCGCGCGGATCGATGTCCAAAAGCAACCCATTCCCGGCGTGAATTTGACCACGGCCTCCGGCCATCAGATGTCGCTGGAGATCAACCCCGACCAGATTACTCGGTTAATAAATCCGGACATCGCCGGCGCTGGTGGCGGAGGGAGCGCAGGGAGCGCGGGCTGAAATTTTAGAAATCGCTCGGGATCAAAATGAAGGGCTCGGCCACGACGCCCTCGAACAGAGCGTGCAAGCACCACACAAGCGCGTCCATCCGGTCGGGTGAGTTCTCACCAGGCGCGCCGGTGTAGCTCGTCATCTGGTCCTCGAGCTCGGGGAAATGCCCGACGTGGCTGACCTTCTTTTGCGCATAGCGGGCGCTGTGCGGCTCCGCGCGTGTGATCTTGCCGCGAGCGGCGGACACCAGGTCGATCGGCACCGCGCCCGTGTCGTCCGCCGTCTTGATCGTGAGGCGCACCATTTCGCCGCCATTGTTTTGCTCGGCCACGATGCGATCGGCGCGAAGAGCGTGAAAGATGCTCAGCGCTTTCTTGGCCCAGCCATCAGGCGCCAGGCGCTCTGAGCCGTCCATCAGCACATAGGCGCGGCCATCATCGCCGAGAGCTGCGGCAACGATGCCGCATTCGCCCAAATCCCAGTTCTCGCCGTCAGCTGGCTTTGCGACCATCGGATCTACGCCGATCACCACGCGCTGCAGGCTGATGGTCTCGCCGTTGCGGGTGATCGTGCCGGCGGCGATGTCGTAATCATCAGCGTCAAGCCGCTGCTCTTCCAAGTCCTCGAGCTTCCAAAGCGCGCCTGGCACTTCGTTGATGTATTGCCCGTCCTGAAAGCGCACGCGCTGGCGCTCTGGCATGTCAGCCAAGATCTCGTCGAGATATTGCTTGGGGAGGTGCGGGTTTTCCTTCGGATTGATTGTCGCGAAGCAACGCCGGCCGGGCGTCAGCGCCTTGCCGCTCTTGGGATCAACGCCGGCGACGAACTCTTTGTAGGTCCAGTGCGATTTGCCGGTGGGGTTGAGGTCGTAATAGGCCTTCAGCTTGAGCGGCCGGCCATCGCTCTGTGTGCAATTCTGCGCCAAGCGCGAGCGCAGCAATACGATGGCGTCGTAGCTGAGCTGACTGCACTCGTTCACGTAAACGGTGGCGTATTCCTGGCCGAGGATCTTCTCGACGCGCTCTTTGTCGTCGAGGCCGCCGAACCAAATTTGAGACGGCTCATCCTCGATCGCAGCCGAACCGCCGCGGCCATTGTAGAACGTCACATAGAGGTCGGATTTGTTGACCTCGAACCGCACGCCGGGGAACGCCAGGCGCATCACCTTCGGGAATGTGTCGAGGAACACGCTGGCTTTAACGTGCTTGGTCGCCTTGCGTGCGATCAGGTGCCGAGAACCCGGCGCCTTGAGCGCGCGCATCACGACGGCGTAAACCAGCAGGAACGTCTTGCCAGAACGCGAACCGCCGTAGACGAGACAGTGCGTCTCCGGCCCGCCGAGCATTTTGCGGACCTGCTTTTGCTTCGGCGATAGGGTGAAGCCCAGCGCCTCGAGCTGCTGCTTTACGCTTTCAGCGGCGCGATCGCGGGCTTCGTCGCCGAGGATGTCAGCGGTTTGCGAAAGCAGATCGGCTCGGGCGACGCGCTCGCCGGCGTCCGGTGCGTCAGAGTTCCCCGTCGTCACGATCGAAGCTCAGCTTCACCTCGCCCGAATGCTCCACCTTGTGGTTGGCGCGGTACTTTTCCGGGCGGCGTGCATCGAGCTGCCGTTGCAGCAGCGTGTCCGAATATTCATGCTCAGTGTAGGGGATCGGATCGCCGTCGGGATCGTCCGGGTTCGGGACCATGATTGGCTGGCCCTTGTAGAACTTCATGCGCCGCACACCGCGAACACCGCGCCGCTGGGCTTCATCCTCGAGGGCGTCGGTGCCGGTTTCGTAGGCGTCCTGGCACGCCTTCTTGAACCCCTCGTCGTCATCCATGTAGCGGTAGAGTGTGGCGCGAGCGATGCCAGCGCGCTGAGCAGCCGCGCTGTAGCTGAGGCCTTCGCGCAGCACCTTCAGCACGTTTTCCCGCGCACGTTCGGCTGTCTCAGCCTGTCTGTCTTCCGGCCCACTCACGCCGTACGCGCCCGCATCGCCGTAAGCACCTCTTTAAGAGCCGCAGCCACAACGGTCGCCACAAGCGCCGGCTGCGCTTTCAGGGTGTTCTGCAAATGCTCAACCTCGACGGTGAGCCGCGTCACCGATTCCGAAAGACCATCCTGGCCCTTGGCTTTCTCAACAAGGTTCGAGACCTGCGCCCGAAGCGTGGCCCAGGCGGCGGCGATCAGCGCCACGTTGATCAGCAGCGTGAGCACGAGCTCGCCAGAGAGGGTGAAGGTCATCGCGCCATGCTGGGCCCGCGCGTAAGCGCCGGGGAAAGGCGGCGGATATAGATCGCGGCGGTGGCGCTCTCCCCGCCATGGGCCTGGGCCGCGCCGCCAAGAGGGGAAAGCACGCACCCGGCCCGCTGCAGCGCCTGGCGCGCCAGGCCATGGGCTTCCTGCAGGGCGTCAAACGAATAGAGCCGTACCGCATCAACGCCAAAGCCGGCGCTCCAATGCACGTATGACTCCTGCCCCACCTTGTAATGGCGCGCCTTGAGGCCGGCGCGGCTGCGCTTGGGCGAGACGATGCGCGCGCCACGAAAGCCGATGCGCACGATCGCGGCAAAGCCTGGTGCGCTGTGCTCAACCGAGATCCAGGACGGCGCCTCCTTATCGGGCCATGGCGAAAGCCGGTCTTCGGCTTCCTCTTCATCGTCTCGATCGGCGCGGCCGCCTTTTTCAACGCGCGGGATCTTGAAGGCGCTCGGCAGCACCGCGCCCTCGCGCGCGGCCGCCGGCGCGCCGATGAGGCGCACGATCTCAGCATCAGCCGCGACGATGGCGGCGATGGGGTCGAGCGGCTTTACCTCGTCTTTCTGAGGTAAGCGCCGCATCCGAAACGCCTGCGCGGCCTGTGCGCTTGCTTTGATCATCAGCGCGATCGCGCGGCGCTCTGAAAGCCCGGCGAGCCGATCGGGCCAGAGCGTTGCCGGATCAGGCAGCGCCGCCGGCGCGCGCTTTCGGCGTTGGCGCGGCTTGGGCTGTGGTTTCTTGGGCGGGGCGGTGCGGCGCGTTGCGCGCGTGCGGGGCGTTGCCATGTGCGCCTATGGATAAGCGCGTCGGGCTGAACAGATGATTACGCGGCGCGCATCGCGCGATACTTCATTAGCTGCTTGAGCTGCCTCGGCGTGCTGTCGATCGGCAGCCCGTCTGTGATGGGCAGCGGTTGCGCGAACACCTTCACGCCTTCGCGCGCGAACCATGGCGCGCCTGCCCGCGCGAATGCATCCCCGTCATTGAGCCCGCTACTGATCCGCATCCAAACGTTCGCGAGATTTTCCGCGTAGGCGAACTGCTCATCGGTGGCGATTGGCGCATCACCCTTTGCTTTGTTGCACTCTGCGCACGCCAAAAGGACGAACCGTTGCTCACCTTTCCTGGTGCGGGGCTTAAGGTGCTCGATGGTGGCGAACCGCTCTGTGTGGTGGCTAGCGATCGTCATCACGCCGCCGGCATCCCTGCAGCCGCTCGTGATTTGCAGGTAACAGCACCGCCCTTGCTGCTTGAATAACCAGGCGCGGTGTTTGGCTTTCGCCGTCACGCCGCCGCCTCAAGCGCATCTTGCCAGCGGCGCACGTCAAGCAGCGTCGCATTCCAGATCAGCCCCCACGCGCGACGCAGCAACGCGAGATCATCGATCGCGTCGAAGCTCTCGAGCGCTGGCATACCGAGCTGATGTCCGAGCCAGGCGAACGCTGCGCGTTTGGCCGCCGCCTGCCGATCGGCGCGCTCGAGCGCGTCAGCTGCACGCGGCCCGACCCAAGCGGCTGGCTTCCATAGCGGCTCGAACTCATCGGCGCAGATGGCGCGGGCCCGCGCGATTTCGGCGCGAGCTTTGCGCGCCAGGCGTTGGCTTTGGCGGCTCATAGGCTGCTGCTCTCCATCTGAATGTCGCGCCATTTCTCGGCGTGCTTCGGACAGAGATCCTTTCCAGGCGCCGGCTCGTGTGAGCAGCTCTCGCAGATCGGCGCATCGCAGGTGACAACGCGCGGTTTGGTGAGCTTGCCGCCGCGCGGGCCGACAAAGCGTTTGATGCGCCAATCACACTCGCGCGTAGCCGGCTTCCCGCACGCGCACCGCGCCGGCGGCTTGGCCCGGCCGCGCGTGCAAACGATGGCATTGCCGATATGATAGCAAGGCATCAGAACAGCTCCAGTTGCTTGGGCTTTGGGGCAAGAACCTTCGCCGCGTCTTCGCTGAACCCGACGACGAAGACTTCATCGTCGCTGTAGGTGCTCAGGATGCGCCTGCCGATGGCGCAATACTCGTTAAGCCACGCGGTGGGCTGCGGCCACTTTGGCCCATCACGAACGGGCCGATCGCAAACGATGCTCCAATGTTCGTAGAGCCGAACCTTGCCGCGGTTGTCGGCGTCACGCCGCCAGCGCCGGTGCGTCGAGACGACGACATAAGGCCCCGAATTATAGCTGGTTCGCACGATCGCGCCCGGCCTCACCAAACGCTGGAAATGCAACGCGCCGACGCGCAGCTCCGCGTTGTTTTCGTAGCCGAGCGATGCAAGGTAGTTAGAGCAGCCGCCTTGCATCACGCCGCCTCCGCGTTGAAATCCACCGCCTCGATGAGCTCGCGCGCGAGCGCCGTCACCATCCCGCCGAACACCACCCAACCGCGTGCCGTCCTGATTTGCCGCGGCGCGCCCTCGGGCATCACGGCGCCGACTGGCGATGGCCGCGTGATCGCGCGGCGGATCTGCGCCTGGTGCTTGGCGGGGATTTCGTTCCACGCAGCGATGAGCTTTTGGTCGAGGGCGTCCATCACGCGCTCACCCTCGCTGCACGCGCGCGCCGCGCCATGTCGGCGCGATACGTGTCGCCGTTGGCCTCGAGATCCTCGATGCGCGCCTCTTCGGGATCGAGCGCGCGGAAGGCGATGCCGGTGAGCGCGAGCGCATCGAGCCCTGCGTCGCCGGCGTTGATGCGCCGTGCGGCCTCATCGGAATGGGCGACGAGCACGCCGCGATCGGCGCGAGGCGTAGCGCGCGCCCACCAGGTGCTCCAGGCCAGCGCATCAGCCGCGGCCAACG